TACTCCAGAAGATTGGGAGAGAATGAGTGAGCATATTCAGTATGACTTCCTCTATGACAACCACTTCTCTGAACTGAAAGAAGCAGAACTGATGAATGAGAGGTTAACTCTTGCTCAGACTGCAGAACCATATGTTGGCAAATACTATTCTCAAGATTATATTCGTCGTAAGATCTTGCGTCAGACTGATATTGAAATTCTTGAACAGGATAAACTGATTGAGGATGAGATTAAAAAAGGAATCATTCCTGATCCAGCAACAATTGATCCTGCAACTGGACAACCTTTAGATCCAGCAGCAAGTATGGACTTAGGTAAACCACAAATGGAACCTGAGATTGATGGATCTTCTACCGAGGCACCAGAAATGCCTAAAGGTGGTGAAATCTAATACATAAATACTTTTAAGTTGTATATCAATACTAAAAATGGATGACCTTTTGGATATGGTCGCTAGTGATGAGTCTCCATCACAAATTAGTGACAAGATTAAAGAACTTCTTTTCTCCAAATCTGCTGAAAGAATTGACGCATATCGCCCCGAAGTAGCAGCTTCTGTTTTCGACGGCGAAGATGTTGTTGATCAACTCGATTCTGAAGAAGAAATCGAGGATGAGGTAGAGGAAGAAGAGGGCGAAGAATAAAATAAATAAATAACTAGTAAATGATTGTTCTAGCATAATGACGGCGTTAAATCCAGTAGGAATAAATTCCGCCTTACCTATTGCCAGTGGAGCTAATAGGCGGGGCGTTGATCAAACTGCACATCAGTCTGAATACTTAAGAGTTGTAGCAAAAGGTGCGGGTTGTCACATTGCTATTGGAACTCTTCCAACAGCAGCAACGACTAATTTTTATGTTCATGCGGGTGAAGACGATATTATTAGTCTAGGTAAAGTCTCTGCTCAGAGAGTAGTTGGTGTTACCACTGGAACTACAACAATTATTGATTTCCCTGAGGGAACGGGTCAACCATTTGAGGTTGGTGATGCCGTCACTCTGACTGGTGTTCCATCTTATCTGACTTTCACACATAAAATTGTTGATTCAGTAAATACAACCGCAGGTGTAGGTGGTTTCTTCAATACTAGAATTATCGTTAATCACGATTCTTCTGGTATTCATACCAACTATGTCGCACAAACTCCTGGTCCTGGATATGCAGAACTAAGAGGTTCGTTTATGGTTGCCGGATATGGCGACGGAAGTGGAACTCTACATTATCAACAAGTTCAAAGAATCTAAGCAGAGTATCATGAAACTTATCAGAGAAGAGATCGAATCGGTAGAATTCATCGTCGAACAAAAAAACGGCAAGAAATCTCTTTATATTGAGGGAGTATTTCTCCAAGGAAACATCAAAAACCGTAATGGTCGTATGTATCCTATGGAAACTCTGCGCCGCGAAGTTTCTCGCTATAACGAAAACCATGTTGTTTCAGGCAGAGCACTTGGAGAACTCGGTCATCCCGATGGTCCCACCGTCAACCTTGACCGTGTATCACACAAGATTGTTTCACTGAAAGAATCTGGATCAAACTTTGTTGGCAAAGCAAAGATTTTAAGCACACCTATGGGTAAGATTGCTGCTGCTCTTGTTGAAGAGGGTGTAAGACTCGGCGTATCTTCTCGTGGTATTGGTTCTCTTAGACAAACAAAAGAGGGAATCAATGTTGTCGGTGATGATTTTATGTTAGCAACTGCTGCTGATATTGTTGCCGATCCTTCTGCTCCTGATGCATTTGTTGAAGGAATTATGGAAGGAAAAGATTGGGTATGGGATGGTGGCATCCTTCGCGAAAAGTATGCACAGAAAACATACAGAGAGATCAACACTCTGGTTGATCAAAGCGCATTAGATGAGAAAAAGTTAAATTTATTTAATGATTTTCTTTCTAATCTTTAATTTTATAAATAAATATAGATTTAATACAGGTAAATCGGAGAGTTCAAATGTCTCGTGGTAAGCAATTACAAGAAATGGAAGTAAAGACACAGCAATCTCGCACCGCTGTTAATGCTGGAGCAAAACCTGCTGATCCAATGCCAACTATGGCGGATCCAGGCACTCAGTTAGCGAGTGTTGAGGATCTTGGTGGTCCTACCCCAGAAAACTATAAGCCCGATGATGATTCGGCAAAACTGAAGGAGCCAGGCGGCACCCTTAAGCAAGTTAAGGATGTTGTCAATAAGTCTGCCGGTAAGGCAGATGCCATGCCTAAGGGTATGAAAGAGGACGAAGAACTTTCCGACGAAGACACCATTGAGGAAGAAGAGACTGTGACTGACGAAGTAGTTGCTGAAGAAGAAACTACTGAGGTTGCTGAGTATGACATCGAAGAAGATGTCAACGCTCTCCTCGGTGGCGAAGATCTTTCCGAAGACTTTAAAGAAAAGGCAAAGACCATCTTTGAAGCAGCGATCAATGCAAAAGTCGCTAGTATTAAAGAAGAAATCGAAGCTCAGTATGCTGAAAAACTGAGCGAAGAGATCGAGGAAGCAAAAGTAGCACTTGGTGAGCGTGTAGACTCCTATCTGGAGTATGTCGCTGACGAGTGGTTTACTGAAAATGCCCTCGTTATCGAACATGCACTCAAGACCGAAATGACCGAATCCTTCTTGGAAGGTATGAAGGGTCTTTTTGAAGAACATTATGTAACCATTCCTGAAGATAAGTATGATGTATTAGAGAGCATGGTAGACAAACTTGATGACATGGAGACAAAACTCAACGAGCAGATTGATAAGAATATCTCTCTCAACAAGCGTCTTTCTGAGGCGACTGCTGATGGTATCTTTGAGTCAGTTTCTGATGGCCTTGCTGCTACTCAGAAAGAGAAGCTCGCCTCACTTGCAGAGAGTGTAGAGTTTGAAAGTGAAGCAGAATATCGTGAAAAGCTGGAAACTCTGAAGGAGTCATACTTCTCCAGAAACACAGCAGCTGCTCCTAAGACCGAAACCCTTTCCGAAGGTGTAGACGAGTCCCCTGAATTCCATAGCAATTCTATGGATCGCTACCTTAGAACCCTGGGTTCGTTCTCAACGACCAGCAATTCCTGAATTTAACATTAAATCAAACGCAAACTTTTTACTTTAGGTAACCAGCAATGTTCCAATCCGAACAGTTGCAGGAAAAGTGGGCACCTCTCCTCAACTATGAGGGTCTTGATCCAATCAAAGACAACCATCGTAGAGCGGTCACCGCTGTCCTGTTAGAAAACCAAGAAAAATTCCTTAAAGAGCAATCTTCCTTCGAGCAAGGCGGAATGCTTACCGAGCAACCAACCAATGCTGTTGGTTCCAACGGATTCCAAGGCGATGCAACCGCTGCAGGTCCAGTTGCAGGTTTCGACCCTGTACTGATCTCCTTGATCCGTCGCTCAATGCCTAACCTGGTCGCATATGACCTGGCTGGCGTTCAACCAATGTCTGGTCCTACCGGACTGATCTTCGCAATGCGCTCCCGCTACACTAATCAGAGTGGCACCGAGGCATTCTACGACGAAGCAGACACCACCTTCTCCGGTCAGGATGCAGGATCCGATCTTAGCAACGGCTTCGCTGATGTTGCTGCAGGTATCGGTTCTACAATCCAGGCTGGTAGCAACCCTGCTGCACTGAACCCAGTTGGTTCTGCATCTTCCGCAGGTTACACCGTTGGTGGTGGCATGCGTAAGGATGATTCTGAATCGCTTGACGGTACAGGATCAGATGCCTTCAACCAGATGGCATTCTCGATTGAGAAAGTCACTGTAACCGCTAAGTCCAGAGCACTCAAAGCTGAGTACTCCTTGGAACTGGCACAAGACCTTAAGGCAATCCACGGTCTGAACGCTGAAGCGGAACTCGCCAACATCCTCTCTACTGAGATCTTGGCTGAGATCAACCGTGAAGTTATCAGAACCATCTACAAGACTGCTGAGCAAGGTGCTGTTTCTAACACCGCTAATGCCGGTATCTTCGACCTGGACATCGACTCTAACGGCAGATGGTCCGTTGAGAAGTTCAAGGGTCTCCTGTTCCAAATCGAGAGAGATGCGAACGCAATCGCACAAAGAACTCGTCGCGGGAAGGGCAACATCATCATGTGCTCTGCTGACGTTGCGTCTGCATTGACCATGGCTGGTGTGCTCGACTACACCCCTGCACTCAACGCTAACCTTAACGTTGATGACACGGGTAACACCTTCGCTGGTGTTCTGCAAGGTAAGTATCGTGTATACATCGATCCTTATTCTGCAA